TCAGTGCGTTGCGTAGGTGACCGGCCGCTTCATGCGCGTCAGCCGGCGCTGGTCGGCCAGGCAAGCGCGGCAGGTGCCACGCCACTGCCCGCCGCGCCATGTGCTGTAGAACTCGGCATCGAGCGGCCACCAGGTGCGGCAGCGCGCGCACTGCAGCTGCGGGCCGATCAGCGAATCGACCGTGCGGTGCGAGATGCACAGCGCGCGGTTCACCGGCGCTTCCTCCGGCGGCATTGCTGCGGGTGTCCGTCGACCTTGCGACGCGCCTTGGCCGTTGCCTCGTTCATCAGCTCGACGATGACGCTGTCGATGCCGCCCGGCTTCAGCACGCGGTCGAACATGCGCGGCGACAGCTCGCGCGACGCGCTGCAGCGAAAGGGGCCGACCTCGACGGTGACGCTGACCACGCTGCGGACCGCGAAGTCGCGGTCCGGGCAGTTGCCGAGGTCTTCCTCAGTCATGATCGGCCTCCCGCGCCGCGCGGCGCTTGGCGTCGATCGACAGGGCGGCGATCAACTTGTGGAGCTGGTCGGGCTTGCACCACTCGACGCGGGCGACCTTGAACATTCGGCGTGCGAGGCCATGCGCGTAGTTCCAGGAGCGCTTCGCATCGGCCAGCAGCGCTTCGACCTTGGCCACCATCGCGACGCGGTCTGCCGGGACGTTGGCGGGCTTGCCGTCGGTCACCGGCCGCACGCTGCGCTTCGCGCCGAGCCGACGCAGCTCGTCCATCACCTTGCGCCGCTCGCGGTCGTCGAGGTCGGCCGCGCTGGACTTGCCGGTCACGCGCTGGAGCAGCGCGACGTAGACGTCGCGCTGCATGGACAGCTCCTTGGCGGCGGCGTGGATCATCGCCAGGTGACGGTGGCGCTGCTTGGCGGCCTTGTCGAGACGAGCAGCTGTCATGGCCGATGCTCCAGCTGCATACTGCTACTGCCCTGAAGGCCCTCGTGAACGCGTGTCGTGGCGCCGATGATGCGGCCGATCGCGGCGTCGCGGTGAAACCCGTGGTCGAAGTCGACCTCTTTCCTAATTCTGTCGCCGCCGATCCAGGCAATGCGCCGCTCCCGCTCGGGGCCCTCGACGAAAGCGATCTTCAGGTTGTGCTGAACACCTTCGACGAACCCGAGACCGAACGCACGGGCGCGATCCGCCTTGCGAGACGCCTTGCGGACGCGGGACAGGTGCCTGCCCGATGCGCGCTCCATCACACGGCGCAGCTGCTCGAACGAATACGCGGCGATCTCTGGCGACGAGCCATGCCCGACGTAGGTGATCACGGTTCGTCCGACACCGCAGCCGACCACGGCTGTCGCGCCGAACGCCATGCCGCAGACGCAGGCGAGAAGCCACACGTGGTCGGGCACGACACCGCCTCGCGATCGCGTCCGCGCGTCGGACTTGACGTACTCCGGCTCGTCCGCCTCCTGTGCGTCCAGCCCGTACTGGCGCATCAGGGCCTCGGCCTGGCGCAGTGCGGCCGCGGCTTCGTGCGCGTTGGCGCTCTTCGACAGCCGCAGGCACGCGCGGAGCTTCCGGATGGCGCTCGCGCGGTCCATCAGCGCACCACCGGCAGCAGGTTGGCGAGCGCGCGGCCGCGATCGGTCAGCTGAACGAGGAAGGAGATTCCGACGCTCGGGGGCGACTTGCCCGCGAATGCGGCCCCTTGGATCGTCGACCATCCCGGATGCGACAGCGTGACCAGTCCACGCGCAGCGCACCACTCCAGCGCTGCGCGCAGGTCCGGCGCGTCGCCGCCGTCGAGCAGGTGCGCCTCGATTTCCTCCTTCGGCTGTCCCAGGATGGCCAGGAGCAGCGCCAGTGCATCGAGGCTTGCGATGCTCACCGGCAGCTTCCGCAGTTCCTTGATCTTGACCATCACGCACGCCCCTTGAGAAGTTCCACGGCCGGCGCGCTCACCGGATCCTCCGGGTGTCGACGACGCACGCGCTCATCGGCGCCGGGGTGTAGAGCACCAACTGGCCGATCGGCTGCTCGATGTAGATGCCGCCGCGCGCGGAGATCTCCGCGCGGGCGACCCAGCCGGTGTCCAGGCCCATCGCCGTCGGGTTGATCGCCGCATCTGCCTGCTGGCAGCGCACGCGGTATTGGTAGACCGGGCGCTGCGGCAGCAGCAGCAGCAGCACGCCGACGGCCAGGGCTGCGCCGAGGGCGACGAAGGAAGCGCGCAGGGCCCGGCTCATCACTTCAGCCCCTTGGCGGCCTTGGCCGCCCGCTTGAAGTCGTCGGTGCCGGTCGCCGCGTCGGACGTGATGGCCGACAGCAGCTTGTCGATCTCGCCCTGGACGGCGTCCACGATGACCTCGTCGGCCACGTCGGTGATCGAGCAGCCGATCGCGGCCAGCTCGTTCGCCGGCAGGGCCTTGACGGCCGCGGCGACGATCGACTCACTCACCTGGATCAGGCCGTCAGCCTTGCTGGGCAGCTTCTTGCGGATCAGCTGGATCACCGCGTGCTCGTCGCCGAAGGTGAGCTTGCCCGGCTGCTTGCGCAGGCCCACCTTGATGCCGTGCAGCTGCTGCGACTTCGGGTGGTCGAACACGGCGCGGTGAGCGTCGATCAGACCGCGCAGGTGCTCGCGCGTGTTCACCGCCTGGTCGAGCGCGGCGATGATGCCCGGGCGGTGTGTGTCGCTGACGCGCGCGATCTCCTCGCGCAGGGTGAGCAGCGCCTGGCGCAGCTCATCGCGCGCGCCGGCGTAGGCCGATGCGGCCCGGTCGATGGCCTCGAAGGCCTCCTGCTTTTGCTGTACAGCGGTGTTCATGGGTCACTCCTGTGGTTGAGTTGCCCGAGCGCGGCTTCGGCGCGCGCCCAGGCTTCAGGTTCGGTTTCGGCGAGGTCTTCGAGCAGCACCCGGGCGCCGTCGCTGACCGCCCAGCGCCAGGTGTGGATGAAGCGGGACACGCGCACGCGCAGGCGGGGCGCGACGCCGTGCGTCGTCTCCACGATGAGCGGCGTCGCGTCCATCACGACACGCCGCGCGCCGCGAGGCACGCGCCCTGGGCGCGGCGCAGGGCGCCCTGGGCGGCCCACACTTCCTTCAGTGCGTCCCTCGGCGCGTCGTGGTCGATTGCGTCGCCCACCAGCTCGTCCAGGTCCTGCAGGGCCGCTGTGATGTGGTCGTAGAGCTGGTAGGTCGACGCGGCCTTGCGGGCGGGTGCGGCCGGCTTCGCCTTGGCGCCGCGCGCGGCGAACCTCTTTTCGATCGCGACAGGATTGTCGGCCTTGGGTGCTGGTGCTACGGCCGCGGCGGCTATGCGTGGCTTCGGCCCGCGCCGTGCGGGTGTGTGCTCAGGGTTGATCGAGTACGCGTAGCGACCGGTCTCCTCGTTCGTGACGCGCACGAGCCTTCCGGCCTTGTGCATATCATAGAGGCGCGCGGCAACCACTTGCTGGCCGAGGTCGTCGATCTGCGCGGCGATCTGCGCCGCTGTCAGCGGCTCGCTGGACGCCGCGATCACGGCGCGGACGCGGTCCGCGTCCTTCACTACGGCGCTCACTGGCCACCCGCCAAGGCCGCGAGGCGCTGCGCCGGCCAGGTGATCGAGCACTCGCCGAGCTGCGCGAAGGTGTGCCGCTGCCGCTGGCCATCGACGACGGTCGTCACCGACATCCCCGATCCGAACGGCAGGTTCGGCGCACGGTCGACCAGGATCAGCGGGGGCCGGTGCGCATCGGGCTCCATCGTGATCGACTCGACAACGCAGCCCGCGTCGTTGAGCCGGTGCACCGCGCCGAGCGCGGCGGTGAGCTGCTGCACGGCGCGCCGGTTCGGCGGCGCCAAGTCAAGGGGTTTCGTCTGCACGTTCGATCTCCAGTCCGAGTTGTCCGTAGAGGTCAGGCAGCGCGACGCGTTTCATCGCCGCCACCTGGCTGAGGCTGGTCATGGCCCGATCGACCAGGAACCGACACGCGCGGTCGAGGTCTTCCGGTGACGCGGCCCACCAGTAGCCGGCGTCGGTAGTGCTGCAGATCGGGTGGCCTTCGCGGCGCAGGTGCTCCACCACCTCGCGGAACTTCCTGCGCAGCCCTTCGCAGTCCCGACCGGCGATGTCGCGCACGATGTCTTGCGCGCGACCGCCGTTGGCTTCGCCGAGCCGCCCGCGCAGCGCCATCAGCACCGATCCCGGTGTGATCTCGCGGCTGAGCAGCTCGCCTTGCATCACGCCACCGCCTGCGGCTTTGGCTGGCGTTCAAGCCCGGCTCGAAGGGCGATTGCGGCCACTTCGAACCAGGGGATGACTGCGACCTTGCCGGTGGCGACGCTGTAGACCAGCAGGCGCCGGGTGCCGTCGTTGGCCATCGCCGCGTGCAAGCCGTCGGCGATCGGGCCGAGCTTGCAGCCCTGCCCGAAGACCAGCTGGGCGGCGTCGCCTTCGTGGATCTGGACGGGCTCGGTCATCGCACACCTCCGGCCATCCGCTTCAGCGCCCCGATCAGTGCCTCGGCTTCGGCGCGCGTGAGTTCGCCCAGCACCACGTCGACCTGGCGACCCGGCTCGCGCGGTGGAATGCCCGCGTCGCGGAACGCTTGGCGATGCATCAGCGTGATGTGGTCGGTCGGCAGCTCCAGCTGGCGCATCAGCACGCGGGCGTACTCGCGCTGATTGGACGTGGCCGGCCCGGAGGTCGCGCCGATGAACAGGTTCGGCAGGTTGGGATCGCGGGCGTTCATGCGCCACCGCCCAGGACGACAAGGCTGCACGGTTCGAAGCCTTCGATCAGCAGCTCGTCGCCGTACGTGAAGTACGCGAGCTGATCGCCGCCGGGCAGCGGCGGCTGGTAGGCATCGGCGCTGAAGTAGCGCCGAGCCTGGTAGGCAAACTGCAGCGGGTCGTGGCCGACCGCTGGCCGGAACACCAGGCGCACGGTGCCGGCGGCCGCGGGACCGCCGCACTCGATCACCTGCGCGACTTCGTTCCCCGTGAAGCACGTCCGGACGAAGGGCGAGTCGTGGATGCACACCCACGCGGGCATCGCATCGGCAGCCGCCGAGCGATCACCGGCCTGCGTGCAGCCGGCGAGCAGCAGGGCGGCGATGGCGAGCAGGCGGATCATTCGCCACCTCCCACGAGCCCCAGCTCGCGCGCAGCTTTCTTGACGTCGGCGCAGCACACCGCACGCTCGTGCGTGCGCGCGTACATCGACGCCAGCCGCATGCACTTCGTCAGGCTGCGCAGCGCGCCGGGCTTCGATGCGATCTCGACCAGTACGCCGTGGCAGGCCTTGTCCTCGACGCCCCAGGCGGCGATCAGGGACTCCACGTCGGATTCGCCGGCGCGCTGGACGCGCACGCGCTTGCCGATGCGCGAGTGCAGTCGATCGAGGAACGGCGCCCGATTGCCGCCGGTCATGCGGGCGTACACGGTTTCGTTGCCCACCAGGGCGATGCCGATGCCGGTCTCGTCGTGGATGGCGCGCACCTGGTCGAGCGCCTGCACCGTGAGGTGCTGGGCTTCGTCGATCACCAGCAGACCGTGGGTGTCGCGCACGCGGCGGGTGATGGCGGTCTCCAGCGAGATGGCGCCGCCGGAGAGGTTCGGCATGCCGAGCGCCGAGCAGATCCGCTGCAGGCTGGTCACCACGCCCTGGCTTGCCGGCGACATCGTCGCCAGCCACACGTTGGGCGAGCTCGCCTGGTGGCGCAGGATGGCCTGCGTCTTGCCCACGCCGGCGCCGCCGTAGATCACTGCGATGTCGCCGGCGAGCTGGGCGTAGCGCAGCGCGCTGACCACGCGCTCCGACGTCGTGGTCGCCACGTAGCCGGGGCCCTGCGGAAGCTGGCCCGCCTCGGCCGCGCGTGCCTGATGCGCTTCCAGCCACAGCGTGAGCTTCTTCTCGATCGCTTCGTTGTCGCCCGGATAGGTGCCGCGCATCCACTGCGACACGGTTGCGCCGGAGAGCCCGGCCTCGCGTGCGATGGCGGACTGCGAGAGCCGCGAGTCCTGGTCGCACAGTTGCTTGATGCGATCGCGGAGGTCTTCGTTCGCGCGATCGACGTTTCCGTCAGCCATTGTGTTCACCCTGGTCATTCCTGGTTCGTGTCGGCGGCCTGCCGACTAGGCAAATCGGTCCCGCAGCGCCCGTTCGAGGAACGCGTGTTCTGCGCGCTCGTCGTCGGTCAATTCCCCTCGGTCTTGCACCGGCGTGTGCTTGAACACCGGCTGGATCACACGCGCCGGCGGAACCGGCGGCGTTTCGCCCTTCGGCAGTTGGTCGGCGACCTCGGCCGCCGACATCCGCCGCTCGGCTTCGAGCTGCTGCTTCGCCGCGCGGCGCCACGTACGCTTCGCGCGCGCGTGCTCCTTGGCGGCCTGGGTGTCGGCGAAGCCGACTGCGGCGATGCAGTCGGCGGTGCCGACGAATTGGTCGGCGAGCGTGTAGACCTGCACGACGCCGCCGTGCAGGTTGTCCGCGTCGAAGCGCACCACGACCTTCTGGCCTGCATGCGCCGTGAGCGCCTCGCACCAGTAGCGGTTACCGGCGAGCGTGAGCGACCCGTCGCGCGCGCTGGCGGTGACGGCCTCGGTGGCGAGCAGCAGGTGACGTAGCTGCTCGGCGGTCGCTTTGCGCACCGGGCTCGCCGAGTAGGACGCCGCGAACACGTCGTCGAAGGACTGGCGGCCGTCGCACACGGCGGTTCGGCGCCCGGGACGCGCGTTGTGCGCCGCGATCTCTTCGTCGACCACGCGGGCGAAGGTGGCGAAGTCAACCGCGCGCGAGCCGTAGTTCTCTGGCTTCGCGCCGGGACTGTTGCCGGTGTAGGCGCCGGCGAACGCCGGGTGCTTGGCGATTCGATCGGCCCAGTCGCGGAAGGCGCGCTCGATCGGCTTCGCCTGGCCGTGGTAGGGCGTGGCCCAGTGCACCTGCGCGCCGAGGCGCACGATGACGCCGTCGAGGTCCTCCGGCTTGACCTTGAACCGGTACCGGTTCGGCGCGCCGCCGGTGAGCATCTTGCTGGCGAAGCCGCGGCCGTTGTCGAGCCAAACGTGGCTCGGGATGCCGAACGTGGTGACCAGGTCGTGGAAGCTCAGCCGCGCGAGGTCGGCCGATTCCGTCTGACCGATGCGCCGCGACAGGATCTTGCCGCTGTAGAGGTCCTGGAACGGAATCACCACCGGGCGACCGACGGTTCCGTCAGGGAAGCGCACGAACACGTCGAAGATGTGGCCGTCGGCGTTGACGGCTTCAAGCGCGTTGAACACCGTGCGGTCTCGGCGCTGCGCGGGGAACATGTCCAGCATCGCCTCCTCGCCCTTGCGCGCGAGCACTTGTGCAGGTCGCTTGATCTGTCGATCGAGTCGACGCGTGAAGGTCTTGATCGCTGGCAGCGCCCAGCCGCGCTGCGCGGCGATGCGCTGCAGTCGCTCGTAGCAGCTGGACGCTGTTGGGGCCTCCAGCCGCAGGTAATCGCCCTTGAAGATTTCCCACGCTTCGTTCGGGATCTCGGCTTCCGCGGTGCGCCCGGAGTACTGCGGCAGCAGGAAGGCGATGTAGTGGCTGCGATGCACGCCGCGAACGGTCGCCTCCCACCGCTGCACGGTAGCGATGGAGGCGCCACGCACCTTCTCCCGCTTCAGTTGCGCGACCACCTGCCGTCGAGCGTCAGCGCGACTGACCCCGGTTCGCTGCATCTCATCGATCGCGAAGAGCGCGCGAGAGCGTCGCTCGGCCACCGCCTTGAGGTTTGCCTCTGCGCCGCTGTAGCGGTTCCATGCGGACTCGATGACATCCTGCGATGCGCCTTTCGCCGCGGGTCCGCGAGTCGTAATGACAGGGGCCCGGAGACGCAGCACGGCGACTTGGACATCCTGCGGCAGACGGTTCATCGGGTAGACGCGCTGCTTGCCGCCGCGCGCATCACACTCCTTGAAGTCCCACCGCTCCCTTGCAGCGCGGCGAACCACGTTTGAGCGATCGATCCGCAGCGCTTCTGCGATCTCACGCATGGTGGCTGGCTGATCGATCACAGCGCCTCCGCGAAGAAAAGACCGCGGCAGCCGTACCGACCGGCGCGGAGGGTCGCCGGTCGTGTGGTCGGTAGGAGCAAAGCCCCGGCTGCCGCGGTGGGGAAAAGGGTCATCGCACGCCCCGCTGCTGCATCGTCAGCTTGATCGCGCGGATGTGTTGGTCGGCTTCCTCGCGGAGGCGTTCCAGACGAGATAGGTCGTGATGGAGCGTCTCGTTGCCCCAGAGCACGCGGCCGCCGCGCACGGTGGCCAGCCACTCGGTATAGGCGCGCGACGCGCAGGCCGCTTCGAGCGCAGGCATCAGCCAGGCCGGCGCGTTGAACTCTTCGCGAGCCTCGCTGGTGTACTGATCGAGCATCGCCCTGGTCACGTCCTTGCCGGCGAGGCGAGACGCGCCGGCGGCGATCGCATAGCGGTCCAGCCCGGACTTCTGGAACATGTCGGCGAGCAGATGCGATACGGCCGCGCGGAAGTCGAAGCCCCCTGCGATTTCGGGGGCCGGTCGCGGTGCTGCGAACAGGTCGCCAGAGCGGTGGTCGGTAGCGCGCGGCATGGTGCCGTCAGCCCTTCGCCTTGCCGCTGACATTGCGCGCGCGGCGAAGCGGCGCGACACTCGCTGCCGCAGGCCGACCATTGAGCGGCGGGCGACCGAACGGACGGTTCGGCAGGCCGTTGCTGTCGTAGCGGCTGGGCCAGATGTCCTCGGGCTTCATCCCGAGCACTTCGGCAACGATCCGCTCGGCCTTCGGGTATGGCCGGTGGAGCACCTTGTTCAAGCACTGGCGGCCGAGCCCGTGCGCGAGGCTGAGCTGGACGAACGACCAGCCGGCCTTATGGAGTGCGGCGATGACGTCTGCGTTGTGCCAGTCCGTAGGGGCTGGTTTTTTTTCGGCCGCTTGCGGAGTCATTAAGGAAACCTATGTCAGTCGGGAACCGTGGAACGCACATTACGCACAAAAGCGCACTTCGTCAAGCGGGTCCGCGCACATCTGCGTTCTGCTCGCGTGATAGTGCGCAGACATGCGCTAAGCCGCTATTTCTGCGGCTTTTCTTCGCTACATGTGCGTTCTACGTCCCGGATGTGCGTTCTCGCACTGCTTTCGGGGGACAAAGCGGTGCGTGACCTTGGGCCCGTGGCGGAGCGGCTGGCGCAAGCGCGAGGGGATCTGACCCAGCGGGAGTTCGCTGAGAGGCTGGGAATCAGCCATCGGACCCTGCAGTACTACGAGCAGGGAACTCGGCCGCCCAAGCGGCTGGTGCTGCAGCGGCTGGCGGGGCTTGGGATCAATCCCGATTGGGTGCGAACCGGCGCTGGCGAGATGCGTCTCCGCGAGCCAGAAACGGGCATTGCGGACGTCGCGAAGGGGTTTGAGCCTGGGAAGGGCTTCGGTGTCTCTCAGTCGGTGAGACTGGACGTGGACAAGCTTCGCTTCGCCCTGGAAGTGGTCGAGGAAGCCCTCGCTGCCACGGGGCGGACCGCCGACCCCGCCGGGAAGGCGAATCTGGTGGCCAAGATCTACGAGACGTTCCTGCAGGAGGCCGATGTCGGGAGGGCCACCGCGAAGGTTTTGCGGCTTTTCCGAACAGGGACGTGA